ATGTGGAGTTAGTTGCCTTTGATAAAATCAAAACAACCGAAGAACAAATAGTCTTTGCCGAACCTTTATCTCTGGCAGAAACAACCTCGGTGTTAGAAAAAGCAAGATTTACCAAAGAAGAAGCTAAAATCTACAAAACAATTTTTGAAGAAAAGAAAAGAGTTAAGTTTGATATGACTAAAATGACCACCGAAGATGTGAATACTCTTTTACTGGGAATAATGTTAAAATTAGGGGATAGTAAAGAGAGTTTAGCAGAAGAATTAACAAAAAAAGGTAAAGTCAATTTTGACGAGAGAGTTATTAGTTTAAGCAAAGAATACTATGCAAAAAACAAATAATGGGAAATTACATATTTATAGACCATTAAGAAGCAATTGGCTTTCACAGGGTTTTGGTGAGAACCTTGCTTGTGCAAAGAAAGATCAATGGGGAGGACTTAAAATACCAACAACTATAGTTAGTAAAGATGGAAACTTCTGTCCATCAGGGTTTAGTGATTTTTATAAGTTATTAGGAATGAAAGGTCACAACGGCGTCGATATGGCCTGTTGGGATGGAGAACCTATTTATTTTCCAGTAGATGCCCCTTGTGAATGGTGGGTGAGAAATGAGGTTGACCAAGACGGAGGTATCGGTTTAGATGTCTTCTCAGACAGACCAATAGACATCGGCGACTTACCAACAGAATGTGGAAGATTAGCACAAAGTCAATTTAATGGAACTTATAGCGAGCCGAGATATGGCTATGAGAAAGGCAAGGTCTTTGTGAAGTTTAGATTTCATCATTTAAATAGAAGTTTAGTTGCAGATAGCCGAAATAATGTCGCAGGTAAGCCAGAGGGTTATCGTGATATAAAGGTTAAGTTCGGTGATGTAATCGCCTTAGGAGGCAACACAGGGGCTAGTTCAGCACCACATCTTCACTTTTCTATGAAGATAGTCGCAAATAATTCTGGAACTTTGGATAATGACAATGGATATTACGGGGCGGTAAATCACGAAAGATACTTTGAAAATGTTTTTGTCGGGGATATAGTTAAAGTTAAAGAAAAAGCACTCACAGCAATAGAGTTAGCAAAAAAAGTTATATTTGAAGTTAGAACATTTTTACTAAAATGAATATTATAAAAATCTTACAAGACAGAATAGTAGGCAAAGCACCGAAAGGAGCAAAGCGGTCAAGTAAATGGAATAAGATAAGAAAAGAAGTTTTAAAAGAATACCCTGAATGTCAGATATGTGGGTCAAAAGAAAGTTTGGAGGTTCACCATAAAATACCATTTCATTTAGCACCTGATTTAGAGTTAGAGAAAGATAACCTGATAACTCTTTGTGATAAAAACAATAGAGGCTGTCATTTTGTCTTTGGTCATCTCTGCTCGTGGAGTAGTTTTAACCACGATATAGAATTAGATGCAAAGATTTGGTATTATAAAATTATTAACAGGTAATAAAAAATATATGATTTCAAAAACATACATTGCAGGGATAGTTTCAGTTATTGCTTTCGTCTTACCTTTATTTGGTTTAGACATCGCAGATGAAGGAACTGTAACAAATTTGGTAACAAATATTGCAGGTGCTATTGGTGCTATTTATGTCTTCGTTGGGAGGTATAAAGCAGGTGGTATTTCAGCATTTGGTATCAAGAAAAAAGATAATCAATAAATATGCTATCTTTAATGATGTCATTCCTAGGTTTAGATTTAAGCCACACGATGACTTATTACAATTATCATTACCCCGAACCTAAAACAGAAATTGTCGCAGAGAAAGAAGAACCAGCTCGGACGGAGGAGGTCATAGAACCTCCGAAGGAATATGATCCAGTTGCTTGTAGTTGTGTATTATATGCACAACAATTCTTAGACTTACCAAAGAACACTAATGCTATTGATTTAATTTCAAACTCTCAACCAACAATAGGAGGTGGAATACTACTAAACTATAATGGAGTTGGACATATCGCAGTAATTATGAAATTTGAAAAAGATGGTTTTTTAGTCAAAGAAAGTAATTACAAAAGATGTGAATACACAACGAGAATAATTAAATATGATGATAAAGCGATTGTTGGTTTCAGAGAATAAATTTGTTATAATTAAGACATTATAAATTAACCATTAAAAAATATGGATAATGAAAAAGTAGACGAAGTATTAGATGAAGAAGTTGCTGAAGAAGTTGAAACTTCCGAAGAAGACGTTGAGGTTTCATCCGATGAGACAGAGGTAGAAGAAGAGAAAACTGAATAACGTTAGCTCTTTGACAATAAAGCAAAAAGACATCTCTTACTGAGGTGTTTTTTTGTTGGTAAAAAAATGATAAAATATATAGTGTTAGAGCCTAACTAAACTCTAACAATTATTATTAGTCTTAATCGCTAATAAGTTTCGTTTCGAGGTAGTGATGAAATCTTACCTCAAAAATAATACCACCTCACAACTTAGATGAGGTGGTTTTATTAAGGACATTTAATAATAGATTATTAGTTATTAGAAAATTAGTGTCCTTGATACCATCCTAAAAGTTAAACTACATAATCGTAAAGGCGTATATTTTATGTTCCCTTTTTTGATATATATAGTCCTGCTAACTATAAAGGACAGCATATATATTATAAAGGACAGCTTGACAATATACAATGTATTTAATATAACTACTTGACATTTTGCACAGTATAGAATAAGATGTAGGTAGTAATTTAATTTGAGTTTGCGAGGGTATTTCTTAGTTGAGATTTACTTAATCAAATACAAGGGTATTTCTGGTAAGCTCTAATTAGATTATTAACTAACAAAAAAATATGAAGTCTAAATATTGCGAAATGTGTGGAAAGGATATATCTTTCACACCAAAAAATCAAAGATTTTGTGGCAACCAAAGAAAAAAAAATGGTTGTGCATATAAAAGACAACAGAGTATATGCAAAAAGAAATCACTTGAATATTATTATGACAGTATGACAGATGAAAAAAGAAAAGAAATTTTAAAAAGACAAAATAAGATTGCTGTTGATAGATATCAATTAAGAAAGAAACTCGACAAACAGGAAAAAACTATCGAAATATTAAAACTTAAATTACAAATAGCAGAATTAGAAAAAGACATTATTAACTAACAAAATTATATGGACTTAGATAAATTTATAGCAAAGGAAGCAATCAAAAGAGTAAACCCAGCAGAAGAATATTCTCTGTTAGGTGCTCTCGGTTTTATTCCGTTTATTAAAGATAGAAGAACTCTTAGGAATTTGATTGAAAGAGGTTTATTAAAAGCAGAAATAATCAGAGGTGTAAATGATAATGGCGATAGATACATTATCAAAGGGTCGGACATCATTGAATATATTAAAAGTTATTATGGACTTAAATAATATGGAAAACAAAAATTTAGACTTATGGAATAGAGTTGAAAAAACTGACCCAGATTTTGTTAAAGATGCTTCTATTGGTAAAAGAAAAATAACAGCTATTGACCCTCAATATCAATTAAAAAATGCCACAAGAGAATTTGGGCAATATGGAGTTAAATGGGGATTAAAAGATATTGAATGGGGAATGATAGAAATTGGAGATACAAAACTTGCAACTCTATCAGCAATTTTCTTTACACCAGACGGGGAAGTTGCAACAGGTAATTCAATGAAAATGTCTTATATGTCAAAAGGATATAATGGACAGGCAGGCTATATTGTTATAGATGATGATTACAGAAAAAAACTAATGACTAATACTATCTCAAAAGAACTATCACGACTTGGATTTAATGCAGATGTATTTATGGGTAAATGGGACGATGAAAAGTATGTGCAAAAATTGGCAGAAGAAAAAGAACAAGGTAAATTAGAATTTGAAAAAGCAAGAGTGATAAAAGAACTTAAAGAAATAAACGATGTTGAAAAAATGAGAGAGTATTACAAGGAAAATATTGGTTTAGGTGTAGAAATAGAAAAATTGATGGCAGACAAAGGTAACGAACTAAAAAAAGAAAATGATTAAATATAACGAATGTGAGCAAAAAAGCGACGACTGGTTTGATATAAGAAACGAATATCCTTTCACAGCTTCTAACGCCACAGCAATAAAAACAGCAGGTGCAGGACTTGAAACACTTTGTTGGACGACAATAGCAGATAAACTTTCAAATGTTAAAGATACTTTTGAAAGCGAAGCAATGAAAAGAGGTAACGAACAAGAAGCACTTATACTTAATTCCTTTGAGTTACAATCTGGTATTGAATTAAAAAATACCGGTTTTGTAACAAACAGTAAATATAAACTAGCTGGAGCAAGCCCTGATAGTTATACAGAAGAAGAAACAGTTGAAGTAAAGAGTTTTGGTAAAGTTAAATACTTAAAACTTTTAGCAGAATTTAAAGAAACAGGAACATTTGCAATCGAAGGAAAATACTATGATCAGATACAATACCAAATGATGATTATGGAAAAAAAGAAAGGTTGGTTTGTTGTAGGTAATTCTGATATGAAAGAACCTGTTATCTGGCAATTAGTTGAGGAAGATTTAGAGTTACACGAGAAGTTTAAAAAAGGTATAATTAAAGGGGAAGAATTATTATTAAGTATAGAAAATAAATTATGCAAAACAAGATAAACCTATCAATAGACGTATCAAAGATCCAAAAGAGTCGCCTAAGAAAAAACACTTACACAAACAAAAACGGAGAAGAAATAACTCAAACATTTTGTGATATTATAGTCGTGCCAATCAAAGAAAAGAAACTAATCAAAAGTGGAGATAACTGGGAAATGTATAAAACTGGATTTATTGTTGAGAAAGGAACTAAAGATGAAGACACAAACATTTTAGGAGATGCTATTGAGTTTGAAAATACAGAAACCCAAATCAACGAACAGGTAGATAATGCTGATGGAGTTGATGAAATGGAAGATTTGCCATTTTAGTAGTATAATGTAGAGAATGGCATCACTAACTAAAAACGAAAAGAAACTTGATAAGTTATTCTCAAAATATATCAGATTATCAAACTCCAAGAATGGAATTTGTAAATGTTATACTTGCGGAGCAATCAACCACTGGAAAGAAATGGACGCTGGACACTACATCACACGACAGCACAAAGGCACTCGCTGGGACGAAAGAAATGTTAAACCTCAATGTAGAAAATGTAATCGTTTTGAGTCAGGTGTTAGTGATGAGTTCGCTTTACATCTTCTCAAGGACTACGGACAAGAAGTTTTAGAAGAGTTAAATCGTGCAAAGTGGATACCGACTAAAATTGATGACTTTCAAATTTTAGCAATGATAGATGATTATAAGCAAAAAATTAAGCAATTAGAAAAAAATGGATAAAAAAATTATTGAAAAAAGAAATAAAGCAAGGATAGAAGCACAACCAAAACTTGCTGTTCAACTCACAGATGAAATATCTATCTGGGCAGATGAGAGAAATTACATAATTAAAGATAACGAAGGAAAAGTATTAGGTTATTTTAATAGTTTAGTCCCTCTTACTTGGAAATTATTTAGTATGGAAGTTA